AAAGCGTTTCGCCAGTTCTACCGACGTTACGCCTTGCTCCTCTTGGGCAGCTCTTAATGCTTTCCCAAAATCAATCATAAGTTCCTCAGAATGGTAGGTCGTCTTCAAAGTCTGAAGAAGGTGCAGGAGTAGCAGCAGGAGCAGGAGCAGCGTCCCTTGGTGGCATCCACTTAACAGAGAAGTAAGAACTGCCTCCTCCTTCTGGCTTATTCACATACACCTTCAGAGCAATGTTGCCGTTTTTATTTAGTGACACCTGATTAGAATCTAACGCTGCAACAAGTTCGCGTAATGCGTCAGGGGTTATCTGACCGTAATAGGAATCATCGTAAGTGGATTTATTAATGCTAGTTAGTGTTTTAAATTGACTCATAACAACCTCTTGGTTTCGGATTTTATAATTTCAGCAGCCTCAATTAACAATGGCTCAGCCAATGCTAATAACTCGTCATCGCGCTGCACTTCAATGACAAGTGGTTTCATATCTGGGTGATATGATATGAAAAAGTAATGCTGAATATTCAACACCAGCATTGTCCCTTGTACCTGCTGCACATAAGCACTTGGAAGTTTCCCAGCTCTTAGGTAAGCGCAGTGTGTGTGGGCTAGAGGACATTTTATCTCTACACCACATTGCCCATTATCAAATAATCCGTCAGGACTACAGCCTATCTCATAATCTGCCATTTTGATAAGACCCACCTCTTCAATACTAACGCCTAGCTCAAGTTCTGCAATCATTCGAGCGGTAGATTCTAAATCATTCCCACGCTGCATAGCCTCAGACTTAAACATCTCTGTAGGCTTGCCTGTAATATTTTCGGCAATTAGCTGGTTAATAATCCCGTCACGGCTAGTAGATAATTTACCAGTAGTGGTAAACACTTTGGAGAAATTACTAGCTGTGATGACTCCGCATCTGGCTTGCAGCCATTCTTCGCTACCCTGAATCATTCCTTCTTCTCCTTAGTCTTGTTCATGGCAGCTATCATTTGCTTATAGTCAGACACAGATAGCTCAACCAATGAAGAGATTTTTTTCTTGGCTAACACTTGCTCCAAGGGGTAATTGTTTAGCTCAAGCAAAGCCTCTAACGAAATAGCTTGCTGAGCAGTGATGCGGTTGTCTAGCTCTGCTACACCGTCAGTCATGCCGTCAGTGTCATCGTCTGCGGCGCAACCACATATAGAGGCTAAGGTGTAACGGCGGCAATATGTAATGTTACTGCCGTATTCCCAAGGATGGACTTTAGCCACAGGAATACATAAAGATGACTCAATCCACTGTCCCGATGAGTGCATAAGCCTTGTGGTTACGCCTACGATGTTGTTATTGCTAAAAGGGATTTGAGTAAAGCTAATGTTATTGCTATTAAGCGGCTGAATAACCGCCTTTATCACATTGGCTAAATCAGCGTATTTAGAGCCTCTAGCACCAGTGCAATTTTTTTCTGGAGGAACGATTTGAGATTGCGCTTTAGCCAGAGCTGCTGCGAGTTCGTTGATATTTTCTGATGTTTGCATTGTTATCTCCTTTAGATATGCCATGACAGTCTACTGCTAATGTAGACAAGGGTCAACAACTTTCATTGACAAACTGCGACAATTTGAAGGATTTTTTGTTCTGATTTGTCGTAGTCAATCGGAATTACTATAAACCGCATCGGAATTACTAGGACAATTTGAAGGATTTTTTACCCTGATTTGTCGTAGTAAAGGTAAATTCAGCGTGAAATTACCACCTCAATATGTGGATTGTGTGATTGCCGTGGCAATTTTGACAGGCAAAAAAAAGCCCCTTGTGGAGAGGGGCTTGCAATTTCTTACGAAGGAGAATAACATCAAAGAGTCGGTGGGTTGACAGCCCTAAATTCCGACTAGAGAGGGAAAGTTAGAAACCCGACAACCCAAGTATACACAATATCTTGTGTCTGTCACAATACCTTTCCCCCATATCTAGTCCCCGACCGTGTGGCAAAGCCTGACGTACTCTGGCTCATGCAAGCTGTCGCCTTTAATTCAGCCCCAGAAATGGGAGGTCAAGCCAACAAAAATGTCCTGCTCTGTCTCTGCCCTTGACAACAGGCAACCGCAAACTCGCAAGAGACTGCCACGCACCGTTGGTGAGATACTTATACAATAGTGGCCTACTGATCCACGCTGTGAAGCGTCAGGTAGGGGGGAAGCGACTCACTCAGGTGGGCGTTGAATTGAGTACCAAGCCTTCGGGCTTTTGCTACGGCAGACGCAAGTGTCAGGGTGTATAAGGCTCTGGGTGATTTGCGGAGGAAAAAGGGCAACCGTGCCTAAAATTCGTGTAAGCAAAAAAACTATAAGGAAATCAAATGGATAACTTATCTGAGAAGCCCTGCCCATGTGGTGAAACAATGGGTGAAGTCATAGGCTTTAAGGAACGAGTAACAGATGGAGCGATGGTGAAATACAGAGTGTGCTGGTACTGCCCAGAGTGTCATGCAGTGGAAAAAGCGATTGGCAGGGAAACATTTGTAGAAATAATTCATGATAAAGTAAACTCAGACTGTTGACGTTGATATGTGGTTCAGGCATTATTCTCCCAACAGCAACAAAAACACCAAGGAGAAGACCATGACACTTCAAGAAATTAAAGATGCAGTAACTTCCGGTAAATCAGTATGTTGGGCTACCGACGCTTACGATGTCATTACAGGTATTAATGGTAAATATTTTGTTGTTTGTAACATAAATCAATACACCACTGGTTTAACGTGGCGAGATGGAATTACGCTAAACGGCAAAGAATCTGAATTTTACATTAAATAGTTAGCGTCCCTTTGGGGCATTGGAGACTGACATGAAAGAATTAACTTTAATCGCTGCTTTAATCATTACCATTGCTGGCATGAGCTTCGCTGGCAAGTTCGACCGTCAAGAGGCTGAACGCGCCTCTGCTGAGTACACAGAGATGGTGTGCCTGTTTAAAGAAACCAGTGGTGAGTTTGGCTGGCCTGACTTCAAAAACCTTAAAATTACTTGTGGAGAGTAATATGGACTTCGTTAAAGACGCGATTGACGCAAACCTTGATAATCTCATTGATCATAAGAACCGCTGCGTAGAAGCGACAGATGCAGCCGCTAATGAGATGGTCATTGCTTGGACTAAGGAAAACCCTCACGACCTGCAAGAGTGGATGTTTAACGAAGACCCTTTCATTACTTGGGAAAGGTTCTATGTAGACATGGTTAAGGCATTTGCTGGCAAGATGAGCCACGATGACTTCTTCATCAAGTATTCGCATTACTTTGATATAGCCAAGCGCGACATTATGGACGAGCTAGATTCTAGGATATGGAATCGCTACACAGACCTGCACGATGTTCCTGTGTTGGATATGTATGATTATAACGGTGTCCGAAGGGAGGACTTCTAATGTGGAGTTTAGCTCGTAACGGTGAAAGGTTTGGCTACTGCGCCAAGGACAAGGAAGGTATTGATAAGTACCGTGGCTGGTACATTGACGACCATGTTGTTTCTGAAGCTGCGATAATCCAGCAGCGTCTCTGGGAAAAGTCCAAGAGTTCAATCCTTCAGTCAGAAGCAGAGCAGGTTGCTCGTGAAACCCTTGAAGAGCAAATCACAGTGGTGGAAATTAATGGCTAAAGTCAACAATGTCATGCGCTGTGAATCCTGTCCTAAGTGGGTCAGGTCATTAAAGGGTACGATGTTCTGTGACGAGTGCCTAAGATTGAACCAAATTTTAGCTTCCCTCTGGAAACCCATAAAACCTAATAAGGCGGTGACTGCTGATGATAGAGCTTAGACCACACCAAGAGGTTGCGGTAGAAGCTCTGAGGCAGTCTCTACGCAAAGGTAAGGTGCGACCCTTGCTGGCAGCACCATGTAGTATGGGTAAGACCATGATTGCAGCCCATATCATGATGAACGCAGCAGAGAAGGGCATTCGGTCTGTATTCTTCTGTGACCGCATTAAACTCGTCTCTCAGACGACTGACACGTTTGACCGTCTAGGAGCTTCATACAGCGTCCTACAGGGCGATGACCCACGTTATGATCCTAACTGCTTAATTCAGATAGCGTCCATCCAGACGGCTGTACGGCGTAATCACCTGACCTTTGGTTTAGCGATAGTGGATGAGTGCCACACCATGTACAAAGGCTTGGTAGAGGGATTCATGAAGCGTTATGACAACGTACCCTTTATTGGCCTCTCAGCCACGCCATTCTCTAAAGGCTTGGGCTTGCACTGGGATGACCTGATAGTCACCACCACAACCAGACAGCTACTGGATCAAGGCTGGCTTTGTCCTACTGATTACTACGTTGGCAAGTCCATAGACCTTAAAGGCATCAAGACCAAAGCCCTATCTACTGGTGGCTTGGACTACGACCCAGAGGCATTGGGTAAGGCCATGATGGATGATGAGACTTTCAACGGTGACATAGTAGAGAATTACCGTAAGCACTCTAATGACCTTCAGAGAAAGGCCATAGCCTTTAGTCCTTCGGTGGCACACTCCAAGTCAATGGTAGAACGGTTCAACGCTGCTGGCATTCCTGCGTTACACATTGATGGTTACATGGGTGAGGAAGAGCGTAAGTACATCTATGATGACCACAGGTCTGGACGGTGCAAGGTCTTGTGTTGCAGTCG